TTAAGCTACTTTATAATCCTCAAGTGGCTCGGAGCTCTCTTTTTGTTTATTTATAGCCCTAACAACTAAATCTTCTGCAGTTGATATTAAACTATTTTGTTGTTGTTTATTGCAAAGCCTAAATAAACTAATTAAACGGCTTTCATCGTCATTTAAACCGTTTAATGAGGTTTGTGAATGGGGATTCAGAACAGCAAGCAAATTATTTACTGATTCTTTAACCTGTTTTATTTCTTTCTCTAATTCATCTGTTGACTTCTGTTTGTTTTGTGTATTGGTTGTTGTAGTATCAAAGCCTAATGCTTGCTGGACATCTAGTGGAAGTGATGTGTAGTGATACTCATAAGCAACCCCCTTTTTACCTTGAATTTGTCTTTTTTTCCAATTTTCCTTAGTTGCCTTCCTTGTTACATTAGTCGCTTTATTTGGTAATTTCCCTAAACCTTCTAGCTCAAAAGCCGAGAACCATTCATTTTTCATTTTGGAATTCATAAATCACCTTTGAAATTCACTAAGTGAATTCAAAAAGAATAAAAAATATTTTCAATAAAATCATAAAGATAATATCTATAAAGAAAATTAATTAAAATTCTTTTGAATTCTATTATTGATTTCTGAAAGAGTTCACTATAAGATAAAAATATAGTTAATTAGATTACTTTCATAACGTACTTAAAAAACCAACTTCAAAGGATCGCACATAATGGCAAGAAAAAAAAGAGCTAAAGATATGAGTAACTACGAAATTCGTGGCGAGCTTATGAAAAAGGGGCTTAGTTTGTCTAAATTGAGTACTAATAATGGATTAGCAAAAACGACTTTACGCAATGCATTAGATAAGTCTTACCCAAAAGGAGAACGTATTATTGCTGATGCTCTAGGTTTAGAACCTAAGGATATATGGCCATCACGTTACTAAGGAAACGAGTATGAAAGAATGGTTTACAGCAAAAGAATTATCAGGAATTCAGTCTTTGCCAACTTCACCATCAAATATTACGCGTTTAGCTACAAGTAAAAATTGGGAAAAAAGGCAAGTACAAGGGGTTAGAGGTGTAACTTACCAATACGCTTTCACTTCCCTTCCCCAAGAAGTCCAAACCGAGCTGTTACTAAAACACGCCCAAACCACAGCGGTTGAGCTAGCTGATAAGGGGAAATCCTCAAAAAAAGCCAAAGCATTAAATTATCTGCCTGATGTAATTTGGGCGGGATTTGATAAAGCAACCGAGCAACAACGGCAAAAAGCCAAAGAAAAGTTGGCATTAATTGTTGCGGTGGCGGACTTGGTGGAGAACGGTGCTGCCATTATGGACGCCATCAATTTGGTGGCAAAACAGCATAACGAAGCCGTTGGTTCGTTGAAACGGTGGTACTACAAAGTGCGGTCGTTTGAGCGTTCGGATTGGCTTCCTTTGTTGCTAGGTAAACAGGGCAAAAATCGTCAAGCCTATTGTGCGGAATTTACCCCCGCCGCATGGGAATTTTTTAAAGCGGATTATTTTCGCAATGAAGAGCCTCAATTTGCGGTGTGTTATCAGCGGTTAAAACGGGCTGCGGTCAAAAATAATTGGCAGATCCCAAGCCCTTCCAGCGTAAAACGCAAAATACAGCGGGAAATTCCGATGGTGCAACAGGTGTATTTACGCAAAGGCGAACACGCTTTAAGTCAATATTACCCAAGCCAACGCCGTAGTGTGGCGGATTTAGAGGCGTTTGAATGGGTAAATGGAGACGGTTATCAACATAACGTGTTTGTGAAGTGGCATAACGGCGAGATTGTGCGACCTAAGACGTGGATTTGGCAAGATGTTCGCACTAGAAAGATCCTTGCTTATCGCACTGATATTAGCGAAAACAGCGACAGTATTCGCCTTTCCTTAATGGACTTGGTTTACAAATACGGTATACCAAGAAACATCACGCTCGACAATACCCGAGCGGCAGCTAACAAATGGCTAACGGGCGGTGTGCCGAACCGTTATCGCTTTAAGGTAAAAGAGGATGATGTAAAAGGGATTATTCCGCTTTTAGGGATAAAACTGCACTGGACGAGCATTCAATTTGGCAAGGGGCATGGACAAGCTAAACCCATTGAGCGCGCCTTTTCCCATGGTGGTTTAGGCGAGTTAGTGGATAAGCACCCAAGTTTAGCGGGTTTTTATACGGGCGACAATGTGTATAACAAGCCTGATAACTATAACGGCGGACAAGCTGGGGTCGATTATGCCACCTTTATTTTAGCCCTAGAGCAAGGTATTCAAACCTTTAATGCCAAACAAAAACGGCATACCGAGCTTTGTCAAGGGGTTTACAGCTTTGATCAGGTGTTTGAACGAGATTATCAACAAACGGCAATCCGCCAAGCCAGTATGGAACAACTGCGTATTTTAATGCTAATGAGTGAAGCGGTATCCATTAAGAAAGACGGCACCTTTGAGCTGTCTTGTGGCGGTAAGGTGAATGGGCGTCAGAATCGTTATTTAGCCATCGATTTGATCGGCTCACATTATAAAAAAGTGGTTGTGAGATTTGATCCTCAACAACTGCATAGCGACGTATGGGTATATAGCCTTGAGGGCGAATTTTTAGCTCAAGCTATTTGCCAAGAAGCTATCGCCTTTGGAGATAAAGCAACGGGACGGGAACACGACAGATTGCGTAAGCAATTTACCAGAGAGAATAAAAAGGCAGCACAATCACAAATTAAGATGGATACATTAGAAGTCAGTCGGTTGATGCCAGAGGTGGAGTTAGAGGAAGAGCCGACAGAGCCGAAAATTATTGAGCTGGTCAAAATGGGCAATACGGTGCGGAAAGTAACCGTTGATAAAGAGGAAGAAACAATGAATGAATTTGAGCAAAGTCTGCAAAGAGGGCTTACCCGAATTAAATAACAGGAGCTAATTATGACATTAATTCAACAAATACAAAGCATTATTGATCGTGGCGAAATGAGCCAAGTGGAAATCGCCAAAAAGATGGGGTTCACTGCCAGCGTATTAAGTACCTATCTAAAGGGAAAATATAAGGGCAATAATCAAGCGGTAGAACAGGCTATTATCAATTTCTTGCAATCGCGTGAGAAAAAAGCCAAGCAATTTATTGAAGGACCGAGCTTTATTGAAACCGCCACCGCCCAAAAAGTCTTTAATTCATTAGATATGGCAAAAATCCTTGGCACGATGGTAACGGTTTATGGGGCAAGTGGCGTGGGGAAAACCAAAGCCTGCCAAGAATATAAACGGGTAAATGCCAATGTATGGCTTATCACAGCAAGCCCTGCTCGGGCAACCTTATCCAGTATTTTATATGAGTTAGCCCTTGAATTAGGTATTAACGATGCCCCTAGACGTAAAGATCGTTTATCACGCTTAATCACGAAGAAATTACTGAATACACAGGGTTTAGTGATTATTGATGAAAGTGATCATCTGCCTTATGACGCCCTTGAAGAAATTCGCATTATTCAAGAGGAAGCCAATGTGGGGTTTGCGTTAATTGGGAATGACAAGGTTTATACCCGTTTACAAGGTGGCGTCAACCAAGCCCATGAATATGCCAGACTTTGGTCAAGAATAGGTAATCATTGCCACGTCAAAGCCTCAACAAAAAAAGATATTCAGGCGATTGCACAGGCTTGGGACATCAATATTGAAGATAAAGATTTTATGACGGTTCTATACGATATTGGCACGAAAGCAGGCGGTTTACGCGCCTTAACCCAGTATTTGCGTTTAGCAGGTATTGCCGCCAAAGGTAACGGCACGTTGATTACCTTGGATTTAGTGTTACAAGCCCAAGCACAAATGCGAGGGGCTTAAGATGAAAAAATATTTAACTCTAATCATACCGCTTTTGTTATCAGCCTGTCAGCAAGCGGAACAAGACGTCTGCGATCAATCCTGCTGGCAAGAAAAGGCAAGGCAAGAATGGAAAGCCGAACACGGTAAATTTCAGCCGAATTTAACACCCGAGCAGGAAGAATATATCCAAGACTGGCTGATTAAGCATTACCCGAATACGGATTTTTATAACTACATAGGAGAATAAAACGTGCTGGAAATAGGAAAAATATATCTGATTACCCGAAAAGACCCTTTATTTATTAAATATTGTGTTTTATGGGGAGAAGAAAACCGCAACAACCCTAATCAACTTATTGATGTGCTGGTACATGGGATTAGCCATTTTGAAGTTTTAGTGAAAAAAAGATCAATAAAAGTTGTCGCAATTTTAAATGAAAACAAGGAGTCATTATGAGCAAAACTGTCATTGAAGGCAAAACTTACTGGAAAGACGCGAAAGGGCATTTAACCCCCGATGAGTTAGTGCGGGAAATAGATAAAGAGCGTGATGCCCTAGTGCGTGATTTTGTTGAAAAGGCAATGAATGTACAACAGGCAATGAAAGCCTTTAAGCAACAAGTTTTTAATGATGTTGGGGCATTTGTTGACCTGTCTTCCGAAAAATACGGGGTAAAAATGGGTGGGCGTAAAGGGAATTTAACCCTATTTACCTATGACGGTAAATATAAATTACAGGTGGCGGTATCTGACCATATTCGGTTTGATGAGCGTATTCACGCCGCCAAAACCTTGATTGATGAATGTTTGCATGAATGGTCAGTTGAAGCACGTCCTGAACTGCGCTCATTAATTGATAACGCTTTCCAAGTGGATAAGGAAGGTAACTTAAGTACTGCTCGCATTTTCTCATTAAGAAAGGTGGATATTCAAGATGAACGTTGGCTAAAAGCGATGCAAGCCATTTCGGACAGTATGCAGGTGATCAGCAGTAAAGATTATATCCGTTTTTATGAACGCGATGAGCAAGGTAAATATCAGCCAGTGAGTTTGGATATGGCGGGGGTTTAAATGGAAATCTTACTTTACATTGTTATGGGCGCATTTTTAATTCCTCTTGCATTTGGTTTAGGTTGTATATGCATTATATGTATTCTTAACTTAATAGGATAAATAGTTTAAAGCCCATTTAAACGCCTTTTAACGTGCTTTTAAGAGGCGTTTGGAATGTGTTTTAACCACGCAAATAAGGAGAAAAGATGAAACACAATTTTAAACAATTAAGCCAACTGGCGGCGGAAGTAGAAAAGGCTGGCGACTTGAGTTATGCCGCAGAGTTATGGCGAAAATCGGCAAGTTTAGCAAGAAATCCGCAAAACCAAGACTATTGCTTAAACCGTATGGCGTTTTGTTTGCATTATAAAAAAGGAGCGGAGAATGGACGTTAATAGCAAGTTGGATTTAAAAGAGCAGATGAATATCAGTATTAACCTAATGATTGATAGCCTGCATATGCTGGATTGTGATGATATTGGGGCGGCGTTGCAGATGTGGCAGGTTGCGATTAATAAAGCAAAAGAAACGAAAATTAGAATGGTAAGCGTGGCGAATAGCCTTAATCAATAAGGAGTAAATTATGGAGCTTGAGCTTGGAAAAGTATTACTAACCCTTGAAATTGAGTTAGACGAAAATAGCGCCAGTGAGTTGGTCTTTTCAAAGAATACAGAGGTATTAGGCGGCAAAGTCTTACAAGTTAATTGGGAAGGTAGCTTATTTGGAGAAGTTAATTGGTACCGAGCGTTGTTAGATGGCAAAACTATGGCTTTTTTGGCTATGAGAGATATTCCTGATGAACGATTAAAGCGTGCTTTCTCTAAGGCATTAAATGAATTAGTGGCGGAAATCAAAGAGGAAGAAGCTGAACAAGATAAGGACGAGTTGCCGTATTAACCTTTATTTAGGACATTTTGATAACAAATTTTATTTATAACAAGGTAAAAAATAATGGAAAAAAGAGAGGATAAGCTATTAGCTAAGATTCATAAATTACTTGCATTATCAAAATCAGCTAATCCCTATGAAGCGGCAAAAGCCTTAGAAATGGCACAAAAATTGATGGAAAAACACAATATACATCAAGACGATGTGGAAATGAGTGAACATCAGTCTGAGGTATTATTTGCCAAGCGTACGCCTGTTTATGTGCATAATTTGGCATCTATTATCCAAAAATGTTTTGGTGTTGAATGTTATTTCAATGAAGGTATCAAAACAAAAGCGGTATTTTTAGGCGAAAATGAGCGTCCTAAAATTGCCAGCTATTGCTTTGATGTTCTCTATCGGCAATTAGCAAAAGCACGCAAAGAATTTACGGCAACACAAAGTAAACGATTAAAACGTAGTACGTTAATTGCACGAGCAGATGCTTTTTGTGAGGGCTGGACTGCAGGGGTATATCAGAATGTTAAAGATTTCGCAATGCCCCCTGAAGAAAAAGAAAAACTTGAACGCCATTATAATCGGATTCAGCAACAAAAAAACTTCATTCAAGGTAGTACAAGAAAAGTTGGAAATACCAGAGAAAGTGAGGGTAATAATGCGAGATATAAAGGCTTTCAAGTGGGTAAAAAAGTGACTTTAAACCATGGCGTTAATGGTAAAGAGTCTTTGAAATTAGGGCATGGGAATTAAAGTCTATTTACAGCCCATTAGTTAATGTTAGTCAGTAGACTGGATAATGAATACTTAACCGATATGCTGAAAAAACAATTAAGTGAGGACAGGAAAAATGATTGAACTAAACACAATAGGAAAACAATTAATAACAATCAGCACTGATGATTGGTGCGATGTTGAAGCTGAAATTAAAGTCGTGATTGATTTTGAACATCCAAAATTTAAAGAGGCTTTAATTACTATGTCAGCCTTTTGGTATGGTTGCCCATCCGAAAATGCGAGTATAGAAGAACATTTAGAATTTTTCCTGCCAATATTAGGTAGCCGTATTTATTATCTCGCACAAGATTATGGACAAAATCAAATTATAGACCAAATGAAAGGCGAAGAAGGATATTATCCTCTTGATGGTTCTTACGGTATTTTATTTCATAGTTATTCTGTTCCTGATATTGATTCAGATGATTTTGAAATAGTTGAAATGAAGCCTTTTCTGGATAAGGATTAAATCAAAATCAATATTAAAGCCTATTTACAGCCCATTGATAGTGGGCTGAATAATGGGTTTTAAGGAGTAACACAATGAAATGCAAATGCCCTGCTTGTGGTGCGGTGAATTCTTTAGATAGCTTAGTGGCAAATGAAAAAGCCCGCGAGGCGTTACAGTTAGCCTTAGCAGTGAGTGGTGAGCTAGGTAAAGGCTTAATCGGCTATTTAGGCTTATTTCGCCCAGCTAAAACCTCGCTCTCTTTTGACCGAGTATCCACCTTATTAAGCGAGCTTTTGCCCTATATTGAACAAGGGGAAATCCAACGTGATGGACAAGGTTATCCTGCACCAGTGGAAGCGTGGATTTATGCTATTAACCAGACCTTAGCAAATCGGCATAATCTTAAATTGCCGATGAAAAGCCATGGCTATTTGTTTGAAATTATTAGCCGTTGGAAACCGCAAGCCAGTACACAGGTTGCCGTTTTCGCCGATAAACCAACAGTCAAACAAGGGCAATCAAAAACCTTAGGGGCATTACAACGCTTACAACAAATGAAAGGGGGCTAAATGTGGTTGCAAGATACCATTATTAACGGTTTATCAAGGTTAATTGTGCTACGCCTACAAAATTGCCCGCCTGAAGATGCAGTGGAATTAACGGTAAAAGTGTGGTTAGAGGCGATAACCTTTAAATTCCCCCACCTTGAGGAGAAACTGGATAGAAAACGGATTGAGCAAGCCTTTTTAAAGCTGTGCTGTGAATGTGAACGCTTTCCTACCCCCTCAATGCTTATTGAGCGAATGCCACCAAGAGAGATTATAGCACTGCCTGAACAGGAGTGGACGGAACAAGATAGACAAAAAGCTATTGAAAATATACAAAAATTACAGGGGATTTTAAAAAAATGTACAAAAGCAACCAACGTCAAGCGTTAATCGCGAAGATTCATATCGCCAAACATCAACTAAATATTGATGAAATTACCTATCGGCAAATGTTGATGGAGGCGGTAAAGAAAAATAGCTGTAAAGTGATGACCGTACCAGAGCTTACAAGAGTATTACATCATTTAGAACAACGGGGCTTTAAAGCGCGTCGGGGACGGGCAGGGAAATTTTATTCGCCATCATCAAGCAACGCTAAGGTAAATTCCAATATTGCCTTAAAAATTCGAGCGATTTGGATTGAGATGTATAAACAGGGAATTATTAGAGAGGGGTCAGAACAGGCATTAAATGCTTTTGTAAGAAATATCATTAATCCGTTAAGAGCAAAAGCTGGGTCAAATCTTTTAGTGTTTTCGGTGGCTTCTTTGAAAGATGCGGAAGCCACATTGGTGTTAGAACGGTTGAAAAAATGGCAAGGGAGGTACAATAATGGGTAATGATATTAGTACATTTGAAAATAAAGCGCCAGAAATCTTAGTTGATTTAGCCGAGCATATTAAAATGGCGTTGATGGATAAGCATAAGATGAGCAACGAGCAAGCCATGCAAACGGGGATTGATATTGCGCAAAAAATTGCGAAAGATTGGGGCGGAGAGGTAATTTATATTCCACGTGCCATTTTATTTACCTTAAATGAGCGAGATCTAAAAATCTGGCGGGAGTTTAATGGTTTTAATCATCGTGAACTTGCCCGTAAATATGGCGTATCCATGCAATGGGTTTATCAAATTGTGAAACGGATACAAAAAGAAGAAATAGCTAAACGGCAAGTAGATATGTTTGCTGATGAAGAAAACGCCTGATAAGGCGTTTTTTTATAGCTAACTTAATTCAGTTGGCGTATTATTTATAATGATCTATCAACTATTTAAGGAGAAACTAATGAAAAAAATATTGACTTTAACATTAATATCCTTATTCCTATTAGGATGTAATGAGCAAGATCAAGACGCTCCAAAACAACAAGAAATGGATTCACTCAAACTGGCATTCATACATATTACACCCCAAAATTCAGGCTTAGCCGCACAGTGTGAACAAAAAAAAGTAGGGGAACGTTATTTTGCAGCTTGTAATTTTATGGGGGTAGGAAAACGCTCACAATTAAATTTATTTCTTTATGATAAAACTAAAGATCAAATAAAGCGTTTTTATGCGTTAAACGGAACAGCAATGCAAACTTATGATAGTCACTTAACTCAAGAGCCATTATTAGGAAATTATAAAGATACTTTTGGCTTACCAATGGAAAATGATATTGATTTTGGTAAGCTTCATCAAGCATTTGAAAATATGACAAAATAATGGTTTACATACAATAGTTTCTTTAAACCCCTTTAAAATCAAATTATTTAAATCCCCTTTAAACTCCCTTTAAAGCTATTTTAAAGGGAGTTTTTTATGACCCAAATCAACAAAATTGTGATCCACTGCTCTGCCACGCAAAATGGCAAGCTATTACGCAATAAAACCCTTACTGCCGCACAACGCATTGATGAATGGCACGCCAAAAGAGGCTTTAAACGTCAAACATGGCGAGCGAGTCAATTTAATCCCCATTTAAAACATATCGGCTACCACTATGTGATTGATACCGACGGCACAGTGGAAACAGGTCGAAAAGTAGGCGAAACAGGCGCACACATTAAAGGACACAATCAAGGCTCTATCGGCATTTGTCTGGTAGGCGGTATTAGCATTGACGGTAAAAACTATGGTCGCTATACCGCCAAACAGTGGCAGGCTTTACATCGTTTATTGTGTGAACTGGAAGCCAGTTATCCTCATGCTCGTATTTATGGACACCGTGATTTATCGCCTGATTTAAACGGTGATGGCACTATTACCCCCAATGAATGGGTTAAGGCTTGCCCTTGTTTTGATGTTTGGAGTTGGCTGGATAGTGGCGAAGTGATTAATGTTGATCATTTATTTAAGGATTAAGTATGGAATATTTATTTGCATCCGTTTGTGTTGCCTGCTCGGCTTATTTATTAGGAATGGAAAGTGCTTATTGGGGTTGGTTCTTATTTATGGCATTTCTTGCGGTGGTTTTTTGAGGTATGTATGAAATTATCTGAATTATTTACCAATGATAACGGACGTTTATCAACCACAGGTTTTATCCAGTTTTTCGGTGCCTTGTTAATGGCAGGGATTTTAGTGTTTTGTGTTTGGCTTGATCGGGCTTATGTGCCAGAACTGTTTATGACTTTTGCCATTTTCTGCGGCGGAGGTGTTGCTACTAAAGGCTTTGCTAATGCCTTAAATAAAGGAGCAAAACAATGACAATGTTATTAACAGGAATTTTACTGCTGGGCGGTTTAGCAGGCTTTGCCTATTGGAAAATAGGATCGCTTACTCGCCAACTGCAAAAGCAACAACAAGCCTTAAACCAAATTAAAGCGGAGGCTGCCGCACTCAATAAGGAGTTAAAAAATGCCAAACTTGCGAAAAAAATTGCTCAAACGCACCGCACTTTGTCTGATGACGATATTAATCGCCAGTTGCGAAAGCAAGGTGCATTACGTGATTAGCGGTTGTAGTGCCTTTGGTTTGATTTATGCCAGTGCAAAAGACACGACGGAAACCAAACGGCAGGTATTAAGTCATAACCAACTATACCAAACACTTTGCCAACAGGAGCAAACAGAAAAATGATAGAAATCTGGGAATTTATTCGTAGCCATTTTGCGATTATCTCAACGGTCATTGGCTTGGTGGGGGCGACATTTTGGCTAAAAATGGACAGCAAATATGCCAAAAAAGGTGATGTGGGGGCGTTATCGGACACCATTGAGCATTATGATAAACGCTTAAATCAACTGGAAACCAAGGTAGATAATTTACCCACCGCACAAGATGTAGCACGCCTTGAATTATTGATGACCGAGATCAAAGGCGAAACCAAATCGACCAATGCCCAGATGAAAGCCATTAATCATCAAGTAGGCTTATTAATTGAAGATAAAGTATTAAGAAAGGATTAAGCTATGCGAACCATTTTTACCGAAGACCAACGATTAGTGATATTACGTTCATTGCTTGAGGCGGGCTATGACGCCAATGAGAGTATTTTAGATGATTGCTTAGAGATTTATGGGCATAACGTTAGCCGAGATGTGGTGCGTAATCATTTGCTGTGGTTAGAAGAGCAAGGCTTAGTAACCATTAAACGGCTTACCAATGATTACTTTGTCGCCAGCTTGACCCAACGTGGCGCAGATGTGGCACGTGGGCAAGCCATTGTGGCAGGGGTCAAACGCCCAACGCCACGAGCCTAAGGGGGCGAGAATGGATAAAGCAAAACGTGGGCGTGCCAGCAAAATTGATTTATTGCCACCGAATATCAAAACCCAACTCGCAATGATGTTGCGTGATAAGCAGTTTTCGCAAAGTGAAATTTTAGCCGAAATTAACGATTTAATCCGTGATTGTGGACTGCCTGACAGTGCTTTACTCAGCAAAACAGGGCTAAACCGTTATGCCAACCGTATGGAGCAAATGGCAAGCAAAATCCGCAATGCCCGTGAAGTGGCGGAGATTTGGACAAAGCAGTTTGGCGAAGCGCCCCAGTCCGATATTGGTAAGTTGCTAATGGAGATGGTAAAAAATATCGCCTTTGAAACCTCTATCGGTATGAGCGAAAACGGCACCGATGCGAAAGATTTAGCCTTGCTTGCCAGTGCGGTACAACGATTAGAGCAAGCAGAAAGTTTAAGTTTTAAACGTGAGCAGGCGATTCGCCAAGAAACCATTAAGCGTGCGGCGGAAGCAGTAGAAAATGCAGGCAAGCAAATGGGGGCGAATATGGACGATGTGGCGAAAATGGTTAAGGCAGTCTATGGCATTGAATAATACCCTTCTTTACCCCTATCAGAAACGTTGGCTAAATGATAAAAGCCGTTTTAAAGTGGCTATGTTTGCTCGCCAAACAGGTAAAACCTTTACCACTACCTTGGAAATTGTGTTGGATTGTTTAGAAGCGGAAATGCGTGGCGAGAAAACACGTTGGGTGATTTTATCGCGGGGTGAGCGTCAAGCTAAAGAGGCAATGAATGAGGGAATAAAACGTCATCTTGAGGCAATGGGCGTAGTGTGTGAAGTGCTTGAAGTCCCTTTTAAAGAGGATACCACCATTAATGCCCTTGAGGTGGTTTTTCCTAAGGGGTCAAAAATTACCGCTTTGCCTGCCAATCCTGATACGGCTAGGGGCTTTTCTGCCAATGTGTTTTTAGATGAGTTTGCCTTTCATCAAAATAGCCGAGAGATTTGGAAAGCGCTGTTTCCTGTGATTTCAGCAGGTTGGAAGTTGCGGGTGGTATCTACGCCCAACGGCAAAGGCAATAAGTTTTATGAGCTGATGACGGATGTGAATAACCGTCAATGGTCTCGCCATGAAGTAGATATTTATCAATCGGTGGCAGAGGGTTTGCCTCGTGATATTGAGCAATTACGCCAAGGGCTAAATGATGAAGACGCTTGGGCGCAAGAGTTTGAATTGCAATGGTTAGACGAGGCAAGCAGCTGGCTATCTTATGACTTAATTGATGGGGTGGAACACCCTCAAGCAGGCATTGCCGAGTATTACACAGGCAACCCTTGTTTTGTGGGTATGGATATTGCGGTGCGCGGCGATTTAACGGTGATTTGGGTATTAGAGCTGGTGGGCGATATTTATTGGACGAGGGAAATTCTCTGTCTAAAACGGGTTTCTTTACGGGAACAATTAGCCGAACTAGAGCGAGTATTTGCCTCATATCGGGTTATTCGCTGTTGCCTTGACCAAACAGGTATGGGCGAGAAAATGGTGGAAGATGCCAAGTATCAACACGGCAATAATCGGGTGCAAGGGGTGCTATTTAATCTTGCTACTAAACTCAATATGGCAACCCTTGGTAAGCAAGCCTTTGAAGACCGTCAAATTCGTATTCCTCAAGGGGATCAAGCCCTCAGAGAAGATTTGCATAAATTAAAGAAAGTCACCAGTGCCACAGGGCAAGCCCGTTTTATCGCTGAAAGCGATAGTCAGGGACACGCCGATAGAACTTGGGCGTGCTTTTTAGCCTTATTGGCGGCAGAAGAGTCGGTATTAGTGCCAAGCAAAGCCAGCAGTCGGCGAGAACGTACCAGCCGTGCATTAACAAAAGGATATTAATATGGCAAAAAAACAAGATTTAGTCAGCCTTATCGCCAGTCGAGCCAAAGCCTTTGATTTTTGGTCATTTATGCATTATTTGCCTAATCCTGATCCTGTGTTGAAAAAAATGGGGCGGGATATTTCGGTTTATCGGGAAATTTTAGCCGATAGCCACGTGGGCGGTTGCATTAAACGGCGTAAAGCAGCGATTAAGGGCTTGGAGTGGCGATTAACCACCACAGGCAATGAGCAGGTTGATGAAGCCTTAATGGCATGGTTTGAAACCTTGCCATTAAATACCCTGATCACCCAGATTCTTGATGCGGGCTTATTTGGTTATCAAGTCATGGAAGTGATGTGGCAGAACCAGCAAGGGATTTGGTTGCCTACTGACATTGTGGGTAAACCACAGGAATGGTTTGTCTTTGATGAAGATAATCAGCTTAAATTACGCACTAAAGACAATATTTGGGGCGAGCCTTTACCTGAAATGAAGTTTTTATTAACCACTAACCAAGCTGACTATACCAACCCTTATGGCAAAGCTGATTTAGCTTTATGCTTTTGGGCGGCAACCTTTAAAAAGGGCGGGCTTAAATTTTGGCTAGAGTTTGTGGAAAAATATGCCACGCCGTTTTTAGTGGGAAAACACCCTCGCCAAGCTCAGTATAATGAAATTGATGAGCTACTGGATAGCCTTGAAGCGATGGTGGGTAATGCGGTAGCGGCTATTCCTGATGACAGCAGCATTAGTATTTTGGAAAGTGGCAGTAAAAGCGGTTCTTCTGAAGTCTTTGATGCCTTTTTACGCTATTGTAAATCTGAAATTTCGGTGGCTTTACTGGGGCAAGACCAAACCACAGAAGCAGACAGCAATCGTGCCAGTGCCACTATTGGTTTAGAGGTCACTCGCGCCATTCGTGATGATGATGCCCGTTTGGTGGAGACCACCTTTAACCAGTTATTACAGTGGATTTGCCAACTGAATTATTCTGTCAACCAATTACCAAAATTTGAGTTATATGAGCAAGAAAGCATTGATACCGCCCAAGTAGAGCGTGATGAAAAGCTCTATCAAATGGGGGTACGCTTTAGCCCTCAATATCTGGTGCGAACCTATGGCTTTGAGCAGGGGGATATTGAGCTAGCAAAGGCGGATAAAGAACCAAATCAACAAAGTGCGGTGCTAAAAAGCAGTGATTTTAGTGAGGCTCAGAAGCCGTTATCCATTGCAGATCAACTGGTGGATCAGTTAGCCAATACGGGCGAACCTATGATAGATCAATGGTTGCAGGGGGTTAGGGACAAATTAAGCCAAGCAGAAAGCCTTGAGGATTTTCGTAGCCAATTAGACAGCCTGATTCCCGAGCTTTCCTTTGCCGAGTATTCACAACTATTAGCTCAAACCGCCACCTTAGCGCAATTAGCAGGGCGTGAGTCTGTGCAAGCGGAACAACAAGCCAAAGGCAAAAAATCGGAGCAAAGCAATGGATAACTTTGTTTTTGAAAATCAAGCTCGCTATTTTGCCAAAAAGCTGAATTTACCCACCCATAGCTATTTAGATATTTTAGGCAAAGAGCATGATTATTTTTTTGTGGTGGCAGGGGCGCATCGTAATGAGGTGTTAGGAGCCCTTCGGCAAGCAGTAGATGATGCCATTGAGCAAGGGGAAACCTTAGAAGCCTTTCGCCAACGCTTTGATGAGATTGTGGCAAAAACAGGTTGGCAATACCAAGGCGGTCGCAACTGGCGGACAAGGATTATTTATGACACTAATGTTTATGCCTCTTATAACCGCGGACGGCTTGAGCAGCATTTAGCGTTGGCGGAGGTGTTGCCTTATTGGGAGTATCAACATAATGATAACGCTCACCCACGCCAAGCGCATATTGATTTAGATGGTACCATTTTGCCCGCCACCGATCCCTTTTGGCGGTACTACTACCCCATTAAGGCTTATGGTTGCCATTGTACGGTAGTCGCACACGATGAAGCGGATTTAAAAGCCATGGGCAAAACCTTAAGTGCTTCTCCGCCGATTGAATATGTGGATAAACGGGTGGGCGTTCGTTCTGGCAATCCTCGCTGGGTCAGTGTGCCGAAAGGCTATGATGTGGGCTTTAGCCCCTATGATTTTAATCAGCTCACGGCTAGCCGTGATGCCGATATTGATAAAGTGTTGATGCAAAAGCTAGTAAGCAGTGAGCCTAGATTTGCCGATTTATTATTGCGTGATGTGCTAAAAACCACGTCAGCCACTACTATGCTTAATCAGTCAATGCGGACAATGGTACAACAGGTGTCAACGGAAAAAGTGGCTCGTGGGCAATTAAAATATGTGGGGACGTTACCCCATCAAGTGACAGAGCGTTTAACTCGCTTAGATAGAACCCCACAAACCGCAGTGATTGCGGTGCGTGATCAGGATATTCTGCACGCCCTGCGAGAAAGCAAACAAGCCAAGCAGTTAAGTTTGCCCGAAGCCTTTTGGTATAACCTGCCTGAAAAACTGCAACAGCCCAAAGCGATTTTATTGCAGACCGATCGCTCAGGCAAAGACAATTTACTGTATATTTTTGAGACGGAGCAAGGCAAGGTGGCAGTGAAATTGGATTATGAAGTGAAATTAAAAGATCCATTATCAGGGAAAAAGCTGACACATAAATTGAATTTAGTTAGGACAGGTTCAATAATCAACTCCGATTTAGATTGGATAAACTTGAAAAAATCTTATCAATTATTATGGGGAAGTTTAGATTAGCCACAGTTTGCCTGATTCGAACAGGATAATACGGGCGACAAACCAATCGTAACCTTTCCAGTAGGAAACCCCTGTGGCTGACTAAATCATACGCTTTTATTGTTTTTTAATCAATCATAAACGAGCTAAACCAATGATAAAAATTACCCTTGATGATAAACAAGCTAATCAGCAACTACGGCGTATTGCTAATCAATTAAAAAAACCTCGTTTACTTTATGGTGTATTAGGCGAAACCTTAAAGAAACTGCATAAAGAACGCTTTAAGCAAGAGATCAGCCCCGAGGGTAAAAAGTGGCGAGCCTTATCGCCTGCCACGCTGGCGCAAAAAGGCAAACGAGGCAAAAGCCTGAAAATCCTACGCCAAGATGGTTATTTAAGTGATAAAACCGCCTATAACTATGATGATAAACGCTTGGAGTTTGGTAGCTCTGCCAAATATGCTCGCTTGCATCAATTTGGCGGCAAAGCGGGCAGAGGGCGGAAAGTGCTTATTCCTGCCCGTCCTTGGTTGGGGGTAACTGAACAAGATAAGCAAAGATTATTGCAGAAAGCCACCGCACTTTTACGCCGTCAGTTAAGTCAAAAATGACGCTAATACATAGTGCATTGGCAATGTTGTATCATTGCGATTTTAATCAAATAGCCTAAGCGTTTAGGCTGCCTGAAAAGCCTTGATGACTTTTTGCCGTTTTAAGCTGTTTTTAGCCGTTTTTTGCTTTCAGGTAGCCTTAGGTATTCGTCAAAAAATTTAAACAATCCTTGAGCAATTTAAACGGCATTTAAACGGGTCAGAGGACAGAAGACGGAAGACAGAGGACTGATGTTGACAGTAGTCAGTTAACAGTAATCAGTCTGGATACTGTTTTCAGGTTACTGTTCACTTCTGTCCTCTGTCTTCCGTCCTCTGTCTTCTGCCCTCTGAAATCTTTAAAGCCCTTTAAAAGCCTTTTCTTTTCCCTTTCGCCATAATGTTCCGCATTAAGGAGAACATTATGCCGTTAATTGACATTTTTAGAGCAGGTAAACGCCCTGACCGTTTTGGGCAGGAATACCATTTTACCTGTGCGGATTTGCAGCAGGTCGCTGACAACTATGATCCTGATTTTCACGAAGCCCCTTTGGTAATCGGACATCCTAGCCATAATCACCCTGCTTGGGGCTGGGTCAAAGCCTTGCAAGTAGAGGGCGATATTTTAAAAGCCCAAGTAGCGCAATTAGATCCTGATTTTGCCGAGATGGTGCAAGCGGGACGTTTTAAGAAAGTCTCTGCATCGTTCTATTTGCCTGATAGCCCAGCCAATCCCAAACAAGGGGTATTGATGTTACGCCACGTGGGCTTTTTGGGGGCAATGCCGCCTGCGGTGAAAGGCTTAAAACAAGTGGAATTTAGTGATGATGAGCAAGGGATTGTGGATTTTTGTGATAGCGAGCAAGCCCCTTGTACTCAAGTCCACTCCGAGCAACCTATTTCAACTCAACCCCAACAAGGAGAACCTTTAATGACAGAAGAAGAAATTAAGGCAATGCAAGCGGAAAATGCTTTGTTAAAAGCAGAAAAGCAACGCCTTGAGCAAGAAAAAGCCGAGCAGGCTTTAAACGCCGTCAAACAAGCCAATGCTGATTTTGCCGAAGGCTTAGTGAAAGAAGGCAAACTTGCCCCTGTGGTCAAAGCGCCATTGCTTTCGGCGTTAAATAACTTGGCGGAAATCAGCGCAGGGCGTGAGCCTGAGTTTAATGAGGGCGAAGATATTTTAAGCCAATTTAAAACCGCACTGGCGGCAAGCCCTGTGCTTTTAGAGTTTGGCGAAGTGGCGGACAAAGAGAAAGTCGCAAGCCAACAAACGGATTGTGTGGAATATGCAGAAGGCACTGATCCTGCGTCTATTGAGGCAGATAAGGCTATTCGTCAGTATATGACCGAACACAATGTTGATTACACCACAGCGTTTAATGCGTTATACCATTAAGGAGACATTATGACTAAAACCCACGACCTTGCCAAATTACGTGTGCAAGACCCTGTTTTAACCCAATTAGCTCAAGGCTATCGCAACAATGAACTGATTTGTGAAACCTTAATGCCTGTGGTGGAAATTGACAAAGAGGCAGGCAAAATCCCGCAGTTTGGACGTTTAGCTTTCAGGCTGCCTAATACGGTGCGTAGCTTACGTGGTTCCTCAAACCGTTTAGATCCTGAAGATATTAGCGCCATTGATGTGGCATTAGAAGAGCATGATGTGGAATATGCCATTGACTATCGTGAAGAAAATGAAGCCATTTTCTCCTTACGCCAATATGCCTTACAGACCACGCAAGATGTGATTGCCTTAGGGCGTGAAGTGGAAGTCGCCACCTTAGCGCAAAATGACAACAGTTATGATATGACCAATAAAATCGCTTTAAGCGGCACGTCACAATTTAGTGATCCCCAATCTGATCCCTTTAAAGTGATTGCGGATGGGGTGCGAACCATTAAACGTACCATTGGGCGTAAGCCGAATGTTTGTGTGATTGCAGGCGATGTCTGGCAGGTACTTAAAGAGCATCCAAAAGTCATCGAGAAAATCAAATATGTGCAAGTGGGCATTATTACCCCTGAAATCTTTGCCAAATTAATCAATGTGGAACAAGTGAAAATTGGTGAGGCAGTGAAAGAGGAAAGCAATGTGCTCAAAGATATTTGGAGCAAAACCATTGTACTGGCTTATGTGGCACCTCGCTCCACAGAGAAAAAAGGCACAGTCTATGAGCCTTCTTATGGTTACACCGTACGCCGTAAACAAGGCTTGTTTGTGGATACCTATAAAGAGCAAGGCGGTAAATTAGAGGTGATTCGTTGTACCGATATTCATAAACCGCATTTAGTGGGCAAAGCGGCAGGCTATTTGATTAAGGACTGTATTGCCTGATTTAAAGGTGCATTAAACCGCATTTAAAGCCCCTTTAAGTGCGGTCAAATTGACGAAAAATTTTTAAGGAGTAAACAATGAAAAACTATATTGTGACCGCTTCAATGGCCATTTTACATAATGGCAAACGCTATGAGCAAGGCGATCAGATTGAGCTTACCCCGCAACAGGCTGACAAGCTGGCGTTATATGTTGAGCTTGATCAGGAAGCAGAAAAAGCGCAACAAGCGGAAGCTAAACGTCTTGAAGCAGAGCGTAAAGCCAAAGAAAAAGTGGAAAAACAAGCTCAAACAAAGAAAAATGCCACAAAACAGGCGAATGCCACAGAGGATAAACAATAATGTATATCTCGGTACAGGATATAAAGGAAATCGTTAGCGAACCCACTTTAATTAGTCTCTCTAATGATACGTCACGCGCGACGGCGGTGGATGAAAGCGTGGTTGAACGAGCTTGTCAATATGCCAGTGAAATGGTGGATGGCTATTTACGTTCACGTTATCCCTTACCTTTAGTCCAAGTACCGACGATTGTGCGCCATATTTGCTTGTACTTAGCCCGATTTTGGCTTTATTCACGCCGTCCTGATGGCAAAGGCTTTCCAGACAATGTCAAGCAAACCTATGAGCAAGCCTTAAAAGATTTAGAGCGTATTCAAGCGGGTAAGTTGCATTTGGGCATTGCCGAGCAAAGGGAAGCTAGCCAGCCTACTAGCCTAAAATTTAAAGCCAAAGCCCCAGCCAAACTGGATTTATCAGGATATTAACCATGAGCCAAACCTTAACCATTTTAGACAGTATCAGGCAACGGCTATGGGATAAAACCCAATCCTTTAGCGTAGAGCTCTTTCCTGATGATTTAGCCCATTATCATTTAACCGATGAATATGGGGCGATTTTGGTGCAATACGCAGGCTCTGAGTTCGATAGCCTTGATAGTAGCGATATTATTCAGCAACGGCGAAAAATACAGGTGGCATTAACGGTCATTGCCCGTAGTCAACATCAAGATAATGGTGCATTAGCGGTATTAGATCAGATTAGGCTTGCCATTGTGGGCTTTAAGCCAACCCATTGCACCCCTTGTCATTTAATTAGCGAAGCCTTTGCGGGCGAGGAAGATGGGCTATGGCAATATCAACTGATGATCCAAACAGAAACCTGGCAAGTGGAGCAAATAGAGCAAGCCAGTTTAACCGCATTAAATACCATTCATATTCAGAAAAAAACATAGGAGACAACTTATGGCATTTCATCATGGCACCAAAACGGTGCGCGAAACAGGGGGCTCTGTCGCGGTAGAAACCGTTGATGGGGCAATTATTGGCATTGTTGGAACGGCACCCCTTGGGGCAGTCAATGAATTAACCTTATGCCAGACCAGCAAAGATTTTGCCCAATTTGGCACGATTATCAATCAAGGCTTTAGCTTGCCCGATGCTTTTGATATTTTAGCCCGTTATGCAGCAGGTAAGGTTTATGTGGTGAATGTGCTTGATCCCACCAAGCATAAAACGGAAATTACCGATGAAGTATTGACACAAGATAATGCCACATTGACCGCTTATACTACACAAAAAGCCTTGTTATCATTAACATTAAAGTCAGGAAGTGATGCACTCGTTGAAAATACTGACTATGTTGTGAACTTGCTGACGGGCGAAATTCAATTCAATAAAATTCATAACGATTTAAAAGCGACTTATCATTATGCTGATGCAAATAAAGTCACTGAGGACGAAATCAAGGGCGGAATTGACTCGGTAACAGGTAAGCGTAAAGGCTTTGAATTATTACGAGATGGTTTTAACTTATTTGGAGCAGACGCTAAGATCTTGCTTTGTCCTGATTATGATAATACCGCCAGTTGTGCGGCAGCCCTTGCGACCCTTGCCGAACAATTAAAAGCGGTGGCTTATATTCAGTTACCTAAAGGCACGAGCTTATCACAAGCGATTTCTGGACGGGGTCCACTCGGCACCATTAACGCTTCTGCCAGTTCAGAGCGGGTTCGCCACTTTTTCCCTTATGTGCAGGGTTCCCACAATACCCTTGAGAATTTAGCGGTACACGCCGCAGGTTTGCGGATGAAAGTGGATACCGAGCAAGGCTATTGGTTCTCTACTTCTAACCGTGCGTTACAAGGGGTGATTGGCTTAGAGATTCCGTTAACCGCCCGAGTAGATGATGAGCAATCAGAAACGAATTTACTCAATGCGGTGGGTATTACTACGGTGTTTAATAGCTTTGGTACAGGCTTTAGATTATGGGGTAACCGCTCTTCTAACTACCCTACAGTTACCCATATTATTAACTTTGAAACGGCATTGCGTACAGGGGATTTAATTGATGAAAGCATTCGTCGTTCGGAGTTGCAATATATTGACCGCCCAATTGATGAGGCGTTAATTGACAGCCTGATTGAAACGGTAGATACCTATTTACGTGCCTTGCCTTCTATTGTGGGTTATTCAGTCAGCCTTGATTATGACTACGATTTAGTCGATGCCTTTAGTAAAGGACAGGTGCCATTAAAATACGACTATACCCCGAAAATCCCTGCGGAGTTGATTACCAATAAATCGGTGATGACCCGTAAATATTTAGCCAATTTAGTCTCAAGTCGCTAGGAGGAAAAATGAGTACACAGATTAATCAGATTGTGAATGCCAATGTGTATATTGATGGCAATTCGCTATTGGGTAAGGCGAAAGAGTTTAAATTGCCTGATATTGAATTTGAATTTATTGAGCATAAAGGCTTAGGTTTACATGGTACCTTAAAACTGCCCGCGGGGATTAATGCACTTGAGGGAGAAGTGACTTGGGATAGTTTCTATCCTGAAGTGCGGATTAAAACCACGAATCCTTATAAGAATGTGCAGTTAATGGCACGTTCTAATTTACAGGTGTTTGATGCCCGTGGTTTGGTGGCAGAAGAGCCAATGGTTACCATTATGAATGTGAGTTTTAGCAAAACCACAGGCGGTAGCTTAAAGAACAAGGAAGCCACCGAGCATAATGATGCTTTCCAGATTTATTCTATTAAGCAAAGCGTGGCAGGCAGAGAAGTGTTCTTTGTGGATGTGTTTGCCAATATCTTCCGTATCAATGGCGAAGATGTGTTAGCCAAATACCGCACCAATATTGGGCAATAATCTTTAAAGTCCTTTAAAAGCCTTTTTTAAGCTGTTTGAGTAAACTCCTTGATGATGTTAATGATTAACCTATTCAAGGAGTTTTTTTATGGCAAATACCGCTCAACAAGTATTAAACAACCTACGTGTTCAAACCACTTATCAGTTGAAATACCCTATCCATCAGCCTGATGGTTCAGTCATTGAATCTTTACAAATCCGCCGTATAAAAGGCAGAGATTTACGAGATTTTGAAAGCCAACAATTTGATACAGAAAAAGACAACATTAAAATGGCGAATTTCTATATTTGCCGATTAACCAATATTTTACCTGAAGATTTAGATGAAATGGATAATGAAGATATACAGGCAATGACCGAAATTATCACTAAATTATTAACGGCGGGAAAGTCGGAAAATTAGCCGATTTGCAAGAAATCTTTGCGGATTTAGCATGGTGGTTCGGCTGGTCGCCCACAGAACTGATGGAATTAGATTTAGAGGATATTCCTAATTGGGTAGAACAGATGAACCGCCAAGTGAAAGCGGGTTATGTACGTTTATAAAGTCCGTAACCCCATTCCATAATTATTGCAAAGAGAAAAGATAAGGCGGCAACCACATAGCCAAGGGTTACGCCAAGTAATCCCACAACCAATGCCCAAATAAAGGTATAAATAAAGGCAAAAATGGACAGAGTCAGCATAGAGGCATCTACGGGTAATGCGGTCATAAGATAAAAAGCAAACCACAGAGCAAAGCCACCTACTGCACAGAAATATGTGGTTTTTGCAATAAGTTGAATGCGATCCATGTTCATTTTTTTCATCTGAATTTTCCCACCTTTATGAATTTCCTTTACTTTAACCTGAGAACGAATAAATGGCAAATGAATTAGCAATTGGATTAGTCATTGGCGCAGCAATTCAAGGTTCATTCCAAGCTGCTTTTGGTAAAGCCCAACAAACTGTGGAGCGGTTAGGGAAGTCCTTGCATTCTGCCCATCAGCGTAATAATAAATTAAATAACCAAATAGAACGCTCACAACGTCGTCAGCGTGAGTTATGGCTAAAAATTTATCAGGCACAGCGTAATAATGCTCCAAATTTAGACCAATTAAAACGTCGTTATGAGCAAATTAAAAAGTCTTTAGCTGCGGCTCGGCAAGAACAGTTACGATTTAATGCGGCAATTGTTCAATCAGAAAAAAGTCAACAACGCTTAAGTAAAGCCATTTCTCGTCAACAAGAACATTTACAAAAACGTCAGGCGCTACGTGGCAGTATGGTTGAAACAGGTGCGCATGGTATGGCGGTGGCAATGCCAATTTGGAAGTCTGTGAAAACCTTTATTGAGCAAGAAGAAAGTGCTAATAACTTAAAAATTGCCATGATGAAAGCCGATGGTACTTTTGGTGAGTTTGAACAAATAGCAAAAATTGCGGGGGATTTAGGGCGTGATTTGCCTGGGACGAGAAAAGATTTTTATGATTTAGCACGAGCATTAAAAAATCAAGGTATTCGTGATGACACCTTACTTAATGGCGGATTACAGACTTCAGCTAAGCTCAATGTATTACTGGATATGGATCAAGCCTCTGGTGGGGAGTTTTTTGCCAAGATGCTTGAAGCTCATGATTTATCGGAAAAAGATATTGACTTGGTAGCTGATGATTTGCAAAAAGCCATGTTTGCGGCTGGTATGAATAAAGAGCAAATGTATGGGGCAATGTCTTATTATGCCTCTAATGTGCGTTCAATGAAGCTTACTGGACGAGAGAATACGCAAAAAATCTTTGCCATTGAAGGCTTAGCTGCCCAACAAGGTATGGAGGGGACTTCATTCGGTACGGGCTTTTCTACCATGTTAGATCGTATGAATAAAGGTCCTAAAATGTTAGCTGAAGCGAAAAAGGGAATGAAAGCGGAAGCCGCAGATATTATGGACAAAAGTGGGGTCGCCTTTGAGTTTTGGGATAAAAAAGGCAACTTCAAAGGCATCAATGGCATGATGGCGGAGTTAGAAAAGTTAGATATTATCCGCCAAAAATTTGGCGATGAAGGGGCTGGCTTAGTCGCTGAAGGGCTATTTGGGGTTGAAGGAAAACGGCTGGCATTGCTTTTAGCTGAAAAAGGACAAAAAGGGCTTGATGAATTTTTAGCAAAAATGCAAGAACAAGCCACTTTAGAAGAGCGTATCGCCCAAAAAACCTCAACCTTAGCTTCTGCATTAGAACAACTCGGAGGGGTATGGGAAAGTACCGTTGGTAGTTTTGGCTCAGCTTTTGCCCAGGATATTAAACGCTTTGCTAATGAAGCACAGGTATTTATTGAAAACCGTCTTACACCTTGGATAGAACAAAATAAAGGGCTGATTAAAACTGTTGCTGGCGTTATTGGGGGCTTGCTGGCAATGAAATTGGGCATTTTAGGTATTGGCTATGCTGTCAATTTAGCCATATCACCGTTTATTTCATTATGGACCATTGGCTCTAAAATTAATGCAGTGTTTAATTTAATGCGTTTAGCTCATGCTTCAGGGCAATTTGCTAAAGTAAGTAAAGCCGCACTATTTTTATCAAAGGGAATTGGTTTAGTTAAAGTCGCTGTTGTGGCGTTAGGACGTGCGTTAATGACGAACCCCATTGGCTTAGTAATCACCGCCATTGGTATTGCCGCTTTTGTTATCTACCAATACTGGGAACCCATTAAAGGCTTTTTTAGCCAACTGTGGGAAAAAGTAAAAAATATCTTTAGCCAATTCTGGCAGTTTGCTTGCAATCTTTGGAATGGGATTACAGGCATCTGGTCGGCAGTTTGGGATGGGGTCAGCAATTATTTTTCAGGCATTTGGCAAACTATTCAGGCGTTATTTAGTGGCAATTTCTCGGTGTTAGGGGATTTGATTTTAGCCTTTAATCCCTTGAGTTTGTTTACTACGGTTTTTTCCAGTGTGTTGTCCTATTTTGGCATTAATTTACCCAATGAATTTACCAACTTTGGTAAAAACATTATTGATGGTTTAGTGAATGGGATTAAAAATACTTGGGAATCCGCAAAAAATGTTGTTGCTGAATTGGGTTCTGGCATTAAAAACTGGTTTGCCGAAAAGCTCGGCATTCATTCGCCAAGTCGAGTATTTATGGGCTTTGGGGAAAATACGGTGCAGGGGCTTGCGATTGGGCTTAGCCAAACAGCAGGACAGGCAATAGGTGTGGTTGATAAGCTCAGTGATAATATGCAATCGGCAATCAGTACACCAATCATTGCCCCAGCTTTGGAGATGACACAACTTGCGAGTAAAGCCATTGAGCCAGCCTTAAAACCTATGCCGCCAACGGTACCCGCTAAAATCACACAGACGCGTCCGTCTAAAGCCACGAAGCGCTTACCGCAGGTCGTGGAGGCTCAACCTGTATTTAGTACCAATATGGCAATGACGGCTCCACAATCAGGCGGTTTTTGGTCAAACCTTTGGCAAAAAACCAAAGACTTTGGCAAGTCATTGGTAGATTGGTTTCGCCCAACACAAACTTTAGCAAGAACACAAGATTGGCGAACGCCGAGTTTTAATCCTAAAGGCAGTGAAACTTCACAAGGGCATTATCGTTCCTTACGCCAGCAATATCAGCAACGGCAAGCCAATTCTGCAGGGCAACAAGGGATTACTATTCATTTTAACCCCACTATTCAGCTGAATGGCAATCAGGATAAGGCAGGGATTTTAAACGACCTTCAACAGGGCTTAAATTTGAGTTTAAGGGAGCTTGAAGAGCTGATTATCCGTACCATGAACCATTATCAAGATGGACGCAGACGGAGGGCATATTAATGTATTGTCTATTAGGTAACATTGCCTTTGAACCCATTGATCTCACAGAGTTTAGCGAAACCCATGGGGCAAATTTTGCAGAACATCAAGTGCTGGAGGGAAAGCCCCGTCTGCAAGCCATGGGTGAGCAATTAATTGAATTAAGTTTTGCTTTGCGGCTACATTATAAAATTGGCGGGGTGGAAAGCCGTTATCAAGCCTTGTTGAAAGCACAAAGCCAACAGCAAGCCCTCGCGTTAATTTGGGGGCGAGGCAAATATAAGGGCAACTTTGTGATCACCAGCATTACCTCCACTACCCTTTATACTGACGCACGAGGCAATGCCTTATGCCGTGAGTTAAAAATTCAGCTTAAAGAATTTGTTGGTGACCCTCAACAGAGCCTGTTAGGCGAGGCATTAAATTTGGGCGGAAAATCCTTGCTAGGGTCTATTTTACCTGAAAGCGTGACCAATGCGTTATCAGAGGTAAAAAGTGCGGTCAATAAAGGGGTAGAAATTTATCAGCAAGGCAAACGCTTAGTCAATGAAGCACAGAATACCTTAGCCATCGCCAAACAAATGGTCAATGATCCAAGTTTAGCTTTGGCTTATTTGCCCAGTGCATTAAATAGTCTGGGTGGTGCCTTGGGGGGCTTTGGCGAGGTAACAGGTATGGGCGGTATTTTTGAGGGGATTGCAGAGGTTTTACCTGCGGTGAGCGGTTTTGTGCAAGAGGTGGGCGAGATTTATAGCGACGTTTCCCAAGTTTATCAAGAAGTCAATCAGGTGGTGAGCAGTGCAAAGCAAGATTGGCATCGCCTATTTGATAGCACTGAAACTCACTTTAATCAGATCAACCATCGTTTTGAGGTTATCGCCCCTAAAGTGGCGGAGATGACCGCTTGGATAGTCATTCGTGCTGATGAGGAAGATGATGACACAACAAACCTTACTTAAACATATTGTCAAACAAGGCGAGCGTTGGGATTTACTCAGTTATCAATATTATGGCAATGCCTTTGATTATAACCGTATTATTGATGCCAATCCGCATATTAGCTTTTGTGAAGTGTTGCCCACAGGGGCGGTGATTTATATTCCTGTGTTAAATGTGAAACCGACCCATAATGCGAATATGCCCCCTTGGTTACGAGGAGTAAACCATGATTAAGGTCGCCAAACCTGATTTTTCGTTATTTTATGAAAAAACCAATATTACCGCAGAGATTGAGCCTTATTTGATTGAGCTGAGTTATACCGATTATTTAGAGGGGCAATCTGATGAATTAACGGTCAAATTTGAAGATATTGCAGGTAAATGGATTCGTGCTTGGTTTCCGACCCAAGGGGATAAATTGCTGGCAGCAATTGGCTATCAAGGACAGCAGCTTGTGGAGATTGGGGCGTTTGAAATTGATGAGGTGGAATATTATTACAAGCCTACTTATCTTTGCTTGAAGGCGTTAAGTACAGGGATTAGTCGGGCTAATCGCACCTTAAAACCGAAAGCCTATGAGAACACGACCCTTGCACAGATTGTGGCAAAGGTGGCGGCAAATTTAAAGCTCAAGGTGGTGGGAACCATTAAGCCTATTCCGATTAAACGCATTACCCAATATCAAGAGCGTGATGTGGAATTTTTAACCCGTCTTGCCCGAGAATATCATCATAGCTTTAAAATTGTCGGCGATCAGTTAGTGTTTACCGATAAAAATGCGTTGGGGCAAAGTGAAGCGGTGCTGATTTTAGAAGAGCAGGATACGATTTCTCTGCGTTTGCGTGATCGGATTAAAGATACCGCGAAAAGCGTGAATATTAGTGGTTTTGATACAAATGGTAAAAAATTATTGAAAAAAACGCAAAAAACCACCGCACTTCGTCCTGATATGCCCCAAGCCACGCCCGCCAGTGGCGATGAGTTAGTGGTAGTAGCTCGTGGCGAGAGTGTAGAGCAAATTGAAGCACGTGGGCAATCCGCTTTAGCTGAGCAAAATGAAGATCAATGTGCAGGCGAGATTAAGTTAGTGGGCAATCCCGAGCTGGTGGCAGGGGCAACCATTGTCCTGCGTAACCTTGGCGTGTTTTCAGGGAAATATTTGATTAAGTCTTCCAGACATACCCTTAGCCGAGGACAGGGTTATACCACAGATATTGAGATCAGAATGATTGAATTTATTCCCGATGATTTACAAGCGGAAGAGGATTTGGCAGAAGAGGAGATAGACGATGAAAACCCATAATTTTACCGCGACGTTTCAGCAAGGGTTAGTGAGTGCGGTGGACGCCGCCAATCATCGGGTGCGTTGTACACTGCCCGCCCTTGAGGATTTAGAAACCGACTGGCTCCCCTTTTTAACGCCCAATGCTGGGGGAAATCAATTTTATTGCTTGCCTGATGTGGGGGAGCTAGTGGCGATTTTATTGGATGCACAAGGAGAAAGCGGTTGTGTATTGGGGACGATTTATAATGCGCAAGATCCAACCCCTGCTGCCAGTGGCGATATTTGGATGAAAAAATTTCGCAATGGTACGGTAATTTCTCACGACAGACGCACAGGCGATATTTTAATTCAAGCCACAGGGAAAATTACACTGGTTTCGCCTACCTTAGTCACCATTGATAGCCCTGACACCAAAACCACAGGCAATTTGTTGGTAGAAGGTTCATTAACCTATATGCAAGGTATGACAGGCAACGGCGGAGCAAATGGGGCAACGGCAGTCATTAATGGCGCTTTACAAACCCATGGCGGCGATATTAAAGCCGATAATATCAGTTTGAAAGCTCATAAACACCGAGAGCAGGGCGATGGTAACCTGACTTCTGATGCTCAACCTTAAAATCTTTAAACCCCTTTAAAATCAATTCCATTCATAGCCCGTTATGCTAAGGGCTATGAACACACAAACATTAATCAGTACACACTGGCAACTTGCCCCTAGCTCTGAACATCAATCGGTGGTAGCGGGCATTGATGATATTCATTTATGTATTGCCAACATTCTCAACACCCTAAAAGGGAGCGATATTTTACGCCCAGATTTCGGCAGCGATCATTTCCAATATCTTGACTACCCAGAAGATATTGCCATTCCTCATTTTGTGCGTGAAATCACTATGGCATTACAGCAATGGGAAAAACGGATTAAGGTGGATGAAGTGTTGGTATCAGGGCAAGCCCCGCATTTTGTGTTTAGCATTAAATGGTCATTAACCGAAGATGTTTACCGCGAAATCTATCAAACGCAGGTGGAGGTAAGATGAAACGTGAAGAAGTCAAAATCGTTGCTGAAGAGGTGAAAACGATTTTAGCGGATGCCATCGCCGATTATGAACAACGCACAGGCAAAACCCTACAACCTGCCCATATTGAGCGGTCTATTATTCAAACCTATGCCTATCGTGAACTGCTGGTGCGAAAAGGCATTAATGAAGCCTTTCTACAAACCTTTCCCCAGTTTGCCACAGGACTCGCCTTGGATTTATGTGGCGAGACTATGGGCTGTTACCGATTGCAAAATACCCCTGCTCGTTGTGTTTTAAAGTTTAGTGTAAAAGGCGAGCATAGTGCCATTGTTATTCCTAAAGGCACAGTAGTGGCGGTCAATGAGAATTTATTTTTTCAAACGTTAAATGATGATGTGATCACCCCTTTGATTTCCTATGTGGAGATCGAGGCGGAATGTAATCAAACAGGGCGTGAGGGCAATGGTTGGGAAGTAGGGCGAGTGAAACAGCTTAAAACTGCCCTGAATACACAAAGCAGCGTTGAGGTGAGCAATATTGATATTACCAGCGGCGGTTTAACCACAGAAAGCGATGACGATTACCGCCAACGCATTTTAGCCGCACCCGAAGCCTTTAGTACGTGCGGCTCTATTGCCGCTTATGATTACCACGTCCGAGCGGTTTCGCAAGCCATTGCCGATGTGAATGTGGCAACTCCTAAAGGGGGATTGGTGCGGATCACTGTATTAACCAAACAGGGGCAACCTGATGATCGTCTGTTGAAAGAGATTGCTCAATATGTCAGTGCGGAAAAACGCCGACCATTATGCGACAGTGTTGAGGTGGTGGCTCCTGTTAAAAAGGACTATCGCATTCACGCCCAATTAACCTTATTTGAGGGCTTTAGAGAGGATATTGTCAAAACTAAAGCCCGTGATGCCCTGCAACAATTTTTAGCAGAAAAAACCAAAAAATTAGGGTTAGATGTAGTACCCAGTGCCATTATTTCTGCTTTGCGGGTTGAGGGAGTTTACGACGTGGCTTTATTAAGCCCAGCCAAAATGATTATTGAGGAAAATCAGTGGGCAAACTGTAGTGCGATTACCATTGATGTACTGGAGGAAAGAACTCGTGGCTAAACTCACTTATCCGTCCATTATCGCTGCTGACTCAAAATACACCGCATTGGCGGAATTGGGCAAACGCCTTAATTTACCGCAGAAACGGCAGATTATGACTAATTTAGTGGAGTTATTAGACGATAAATTTATTGATATTTTAGCGGAAAAATGGAGCGTAACAGGCTATGACGGTTTATTGGTGGCGGAAAGTAATAGCACTAAAACCAGTTTAATTCGTCACGCGGTACAGTTACACCGTTTTAAAGGCACGCCTTGGAGCATTAGGGAAATATTGCGTACTTTGGGCTTTGGCGATATTGAAATTGATGAGGGGTTAAAAGCGAGGGATTACACTTCCAATCAGGTGGTCGCCAAAATTCCTAAAGAGGAGCATTGGGCTTGTTATGCTATTCGCTTATCGCAACCTATTACCAATGATCAGGCAAGCCATATTCGTAAAACCTTAATCAATTTCGCCCCCGCACGTTGTATTTTGGCGGTGTTAGATTACAAGGCGGTGCCAATTCGTTACAACAATAAGGTGAAATACGACGGCAAATATAATCATGGCTCAGCTTAGTGGAGAGACTTTATGGCAAATTTAAAAGAGCAAAATAAATGGGAGACAGGGATTTATCGGATAGAAGAATCTGATCCTGTGCTAGGTGGTGAAAATGGCGTCAGTAATAAGCCATTAAAGCAATTGGCGAATCGAACTTTTTATCTTAATGAAATCGCCAAAGCGATTGTAGCAAGAGCGATTACCGCAGGCAACGGTTTAACGGGTGGCGGTACATTGGGAGCCAGTCGTACCATTAGCTTAGGCACGCCTTCCAAAATTACCGCAACTTCTACCAATGTTGCTGGCGGAAATACTCATACCCATGAAATAGACAAGGCAAGTACCTCTGTAGCGGGAGTTGTAAAGTTAAACGATAGCTTAACCAGTAATGCTAACAACGAGGCATTAACCGCCCGTCAAGGAAAATTATTAAACGAGAATAAAGCGGAAAAAACCGAAGTAATGCCACTCCAACAAGCCTCATTATCGGCAACCGATGATTTAAATGATTTTCGTCAAGATGGTGTTTTTCGACAAACCTCTTCGGCTCGTGCCTCTGTAGAGAGAAATTATCCCGAAGCGGCGGCTGGGATATTAGAAGTTCTCTATGGCGGTTATTATCAGCGTTATACCCTTGCGGTGAGCAGTGTTTGTTATCACCGTTGTCATCGTAGTGGTTCTTGGCAGGCGTGGCAGCGAGTAGATGGCTTGGATAAAGTGAATCGTGCGGGGGATACCATAACAGGAAACTTAACGGTTAATGCTAACTTGTCCGCTAATAACCTCGCTTTGAATTTTACTACAACTAATTGGAATGGGGTGTTTTTTAATCTTTATGATAACGGTTCAACCCACCAAGGTGGACAGTGGCGAATGGAATTTAACCCTAAATCCAGTGAGGACACTCGATTAAACATTGTTTATAAGCCGAAAGTGGGCGAGCAGAAATATATCGCCTTTCCGACGCTAAATTCAAACCGTGAAACGGTAGCTTATCAGAGTTGGGTGTCGGAGCAGGCGAAAATTATTCAAGAAAGATCCATTACCGCAGGCAACGGTTTAACGGGCGGCGGTACATTGGGAGCCAGTCGCACCATTAGCTTAGGCACGCCTTCCAAAATTACCGCAACTTCTACCAATGTTGCTGGCGGAAATACCCATACCCATGAAATAGACAAGGCAAGTACCTCTGTAGCGGGAGTTGTAAAGTTAAACGATAGCTTAACCAGTAATGCCAACAATGAAGCTCTCACCGCTCGTCAAGGAAAATTATTAAACGAGAATAAAGCGGAAAAAGCTGAAGTGATGCCACTTCAGCAAGTCTCATTGTCGGCAACCGATGATTTAAATGATTTTCGTCAAGATGGCATTTTTCGACAAACCTCTTCAGCTCGTGCCTCTGTGGAGAGAAATTATCCCGAGGCAGCGGCTGGGATATTAGAAGTTCTCTATGGCGGTTATTATCAGCGTTATACCCTTGCGGTGAGCAGTGTTTGTTATCACCGTTGTCATCGTAGTGGTTCTTGGCAGGCGTGGCAGCGAGTAGATGGCTTAGATAAAGTGAATCGTTCAGGGGATACCATTACTGGGGATTTAAAAGTTAATAAAACCCTTGAAAGTGGCTACCGTATTCAAATTGTGCGTAATGAAGAACGTTTTGTGCCTTATATGAATGTACGCAATGAAGCCATTGAGGCGGATAGCAATACCACTGACCGCCATATGACGGATTTTAATATGCAATGCTTGCGAGGAGGGGCAGAGAAAACAAAAGCGTTGATCCGTTCTTATTTGTTATCGGATAAAACATCAAGAGTACATTTTATGGCATCAAATGCCAGTGACCAATATCAAAATAATATGGTGATTCATGGCACAGGTAACAGTTCTTTTGGGACGGCGACAGATAATAATACCGACCGTTTACAAGTAAATGGCTCAATAGGGGCAAATACGTTAAATCTTTATGCCAAAGGTAATGAATGGTTAAATGCAAAGTTTAATTTATCCAATGGGGGAAATTGGCGGCTTGAAGTCAATCCAAATTCGGAAACAGATCCAAGGATAAATTTTGTTTATACCAAAACGGATAAATCTACCAAATATATTGCTTTTCCTACGGTCAATTTAGGTCGTGAGACAGTGGCTTATCAAAGCTGGGTTGAAGAACAAATCAAGAAATCCTTGCCTTTGGGGTCTATTGTTGGTTTTCCGAAAGAAATTACCAATCCAGCAGGATTTTTAAAATGTGATGGCTCAATTTTTGCTCAAGCCTCTTATCCTGATTTGTATAAAGCGATGGGCAATAAAAATACTTTGCCAAATCTTAATGGGGAAATTGGGCAAGTTGCCCCTTTTGCGGTAAATAATTTACCTGAAGGCTGGATATGGTTTGATGAAATTAGCAGTAAAGTAAAGCAAACCAACCACCCTGAGCTGTATCGCTTGCTTATTGCTCAATATGGTTCACTTGCCAAAGTGCCTAAATTGGGCGATCGTTTTATTCGCAATATTGGTAGCAATTTGACGATCGGACAGTTACAAGATGATGAAATTAAACGGCATCGCCATTTAAGTAACTGGGGAGAACATAATAGTTCATCTCAAGATATTGAACGAGATACTTCAAAAACGATTAAAGGGGCGCATGGTAGCGACAACGATAACGCAAATTACTATACCTCTTATACAGGTGGCGATGAGACACGCCCTAAAGCGATTGCTTTCAAATTCGCCATCAAGGCAACCAATGCAGTTAATTATTGGATTAAGGCGTATGGAGAAGTTATCAATACTGGCTCTTTAGATGCCGCTAACTTAGCTTTAGCTCTTCAAGGGAAAGCCGATAAAAATCACACTCACACTTTTTCTGACATTATCAATTTTAGTCAAGGGGTAGCAAATTCCATTAGCAGCTCAAAAACTGAAAATGGCTGGTGCAAACTCCCAAATGGATTAATTATGATGTGGGGAAACTTCAAAACAGGAAGGATAGGCAATGAGATAAAAGGAGATGTCATTTTTCCGATTGCTTTTCCAAATATGGCTTTCTCTGTCACATTGAGCGGAGCTCATGGCACTATAAGTAGTGGTGGAGCAAGTTGGGAAGGTTTTTCAATAAGTGAATTAACAAACGCTAAATTTCAATGGCATTCAAGTTGGCAATCAAGAAGCACTGAACAAGGCGAGTCTAAAATATATTGGTTTGCCGTCGGTTATTAGGTAGGTGGAGTAAAATGATGAAAGTTTTTTATAAAAACGGTTTTTATTTACAAGGTATTCATTCAATCCCTGAAAGTGCGGTGGAAATTTCAAAAGAAATTTATGATGAATTGATGAAAGGGCAATCACAAGGCAAAACCATTATTGCCGATGAAAACGGCTCGCCAATTTTAATTGAGCCACAGCCTAGCCCTTGCCATATTTTAAAGGGGAGTGAATGGGTCATTGATGAAAACAAGCAGCAAGCCTATCTCGCCAGTCTTCGGCAACAATTAAGCAATGACATTGATAATAAAGCCGCGGATATTTCTACTTATTGGACTCGTTTTATCAATGAATATCAAGAACGAGAGGCTGCGGCATTAGCGTTTAAACAGGCTGATTACCAAGGCGAGCCGAGTGTTTATATCACAAGTTTTTCAAGCGTAGCGGGCTTAGATAATCAAGCCGCAGTTGAACTGATTTTAAAACAAGCAGCAGAGTTGAGATCCTTGCAAGAACAGCTTGCCATACAACGAATGCGAAAATATGAGTTGAAAAATGAGGCACTTGATGAATCGCAACTGCAAGCAATCTATCAAGATATTATTAACAAAATGAATGAACTGGCGGAGAAAGCATCATGAAAACACAAGTCTATTTAGCCTTTTATAAAGGCAGAAAACAAGGTTGGCTGCCGAAAGCTGTGATTGCACGATTAAGCGATTGGCTGACTAGAAAACTCACAAAGGGTATTTATTCCCATTGTGAAATTGCGATAAGAGCAGAGGGAGAAGACCAGTATCAATGCTATTCCTCAAGTATTCGTGATGGCGGTGTACGGCAGAAAAGGATGTTACTGGATAGCGATAAATGGGATTTGATTGAGCTGGTTGGCGTTAATGAAGCCCAAATTATTCGGTACTTTAATCAAACTCAAGGCAGTCGCTATGATTGGTTTGGGGCGATAGGTGTCGTGTTCGGCATTCCGCACGCACGTTCAAAATTCTTTTGTTCGGAATGGTGTGCAAATGCGATAAATGGCGGTACTGAGGGCTGGCGGTTTAGTCCGAATGATTTGGCAGTGATTTTAGAGTAAAGCAAAATGAAAAGGGTAAAGCTAACTGAGTTTGGCAAAGCAGTTCGTAAAGCAAGAGTGGATGCCAATGAAACTTTGTACAGTATGGCAAAAGCTATTGGTACAAGTCCCTCATTTTTAAGTGGGATGGAAACGGGACGCAAGAAAATTACAGTTAAATGGGTAGTAAAAATTGTAGTATTTTTTCAAGAAAGAAATATACAGACTGATAATTTTCAAATGTTAGCGGAAGTGTCTAATCATGCTATATCGGTAAAAGGCTTGCCATTACAACAACAGATACTTATCGCAGAATTGGCTAAATCTGTGATGACGATAGAACAATTAAAAACACTTGCAATTTTGGTTAAACAAGTCAATCAAGGAGTATAACAAAATGATTTTATAATGTGAGAATTAAGGAAGAAGACGGTATCGTTAGCTGTTGCGAGCAACTAACGATAGCCTAAGCAGACGTAGCCTGCATAAGCCCGAGACCGTCCTGTCTGACCAGACGGGCGGATCTTAACATAAAACCGCTTAAAATGGGAAAATTATGCAGATAAAGGAATATCGTTGTCGTTGCTGTAAAAAGCTACTAGCACGAGCGAAAAATGCACAAAGTTTAGAGATAAAATGCGTGCGTTGTAAGAAAATCAACAATTTCAATTAACTTAGAGTGTCGGAGCGTCAAGGAACGCCAGAACGCCATAATAAAAAGGACATTATTATGGCAAATAAAACAAAATCTTTACATTTCACTCAAGCCCCACTGCCGTTTGTAGGTCAAAAAAGGCTGTTTTTAAATCAGTTTAAAGCCTTGTTAAATCAGCATTTAACCGATGATGGCGAGGGCTGGACGATTGTTGATGTGTTTGGCGGGAGTGGGTTATTAAGCCACGTCGCTAAGCAAATCAAACCTAAAGCAAGGGTTATTTATAACGATTATGACGGTTATGCCGAGCGGTTACAGCATATTGATGATATAAATCGTCTGCGGGCAAAACTTTGGCAGCTGCTTGAGGGTAAGGTTGAAAGCAAGAAACGATTACCGCCAGCACTGAAACAGCAAGTCATCGCCAAAATTGAAGCCTTTGAGGGCTATAAGGACTTAAATACCTTGGTGGGCTGGTTGTTATTCAGTGGGCAACAGGCTGCCACCTTTGAGGATTTTTATCGGCAAGATTTTTGGTTTCGAGTGCGTAAAACCCCTTATGCCAATGCTGAACATTATTTAGATGGTTTGGAAATTGTGAGCGAAAGTTTTCATCAGTTAATGCCAAAATTTCAGGATAATCCCAAAGCCTTGCTGATTCTTGACCCGCCTTATTTATGCACTCATCAAGCTAGCTATCGTCAAGCCCATTATTTTGATTTAATTGATTTTTTACGCTTGATTAACTTGACAAGACCGCCCTATTTGTTCTTTAGCTCGACCAAATCGGAATTTATTCGTTTTATTGATTATATGATTGAGGATAAGGTGGATAATTGGCAAATTTTTGAGGACTGTCAGCGGATTATTGTTCATACCTCCACCAGTTATACAGGGAAATATGAGGATAATTTAGTCTATAAATTCTAAGGCAATCCCCGCATTTAGCGGGGAAATTCGGATTTTAAGGCGTAAAAATCAGGCGTTGTGCTGTGGTTGGTTAATAAATAAAAACTGACGAGTTTATCCTGTAAGTGGGAACGGCGACCTGTAAAGCGGATAGGCGTAAACGCCAGTTTATAGGTTACCCCCTCAAAGGTATAGGTGTCGTTGCTCATAGTTTCCTCGCCTGTTTTTACAATGCGTAAAGCAAATTCGGTCAGCATTTCGTGGTGGGTTCTGAGTTTTAACATGGTGGTGCTCCTTGATTAAAGTGGTTGTAATGAGGTGTGATGGCTGAGGTAATACCAACGTTGTTCATCAAGGTTAAATAAATAAGCGTATTCTGCCGTACTGGTTTGGAATAACTGACAAAATTGAATATCTGAGTTGAAATAATGGCGTTTAGCGTCGTTATAGTAACGGTTTTGGGTTTTTATGGTTTTGGCTGGCGATGAAAATAACTCTCGGATATCACCAACGGCAAGTAAATTATTGACGTCTTTTGCGTTGTAATAACGCGTTAAAATGTCTCCAGCGTATTCAGGGTAACCGTCTATACCAAGCTGTAATGTATGTACAGCATAACCACCATTTGCGCTTTTTTTCATTGTTCCAATGTAAGCCTGTGTTGCCATAATATTGTCCTCTCCGTGTTATTTCGTTAAGGACAGATTCGCTCGGAATGCAATGGAAGTGAAGTGTTACTATGAATAAAGGAGACTGACTGCGGTTCAAATACGCTGGAGAGGTATGGACGTCTGGTTTAAAGGGGATTTAAATGGCGTTTAAAGAGGGTTTTAATGAAGTTTTTTTAGAAAAGAAAAAACCGCTTAAAATGGGAAAAATACCATAATATAATTTCTCACTTTAAGCGGTTGCGTTTCTCAAAATTCGCGGTCGGCATCATTAGTGGAAAACCTGGAACGAGTAATAAAACACTTGAAGCAATAGCAATTTGAGGATCATTACCTAACTCATACTTCAAACCTAAACCCGCAATAAATGTTGCAACAAAGGCAGTAATGGCAAATACAATGATAGGATTATAATGGCGTGTTGCTAATCTTTGGCGCACAAACATTGCAACCATTGCAGCCAAAAAGGTCAGCATACACACTACAATATCGCCACCTGATAACCGAGCAAAAGAAGCACAAGATAAGCCAACCATCACAACAACTAGCCAACGATGATATTTGAATGGTTCAATTTGGTTAATTTTGCGTTTGACCATCGCTAAATCATAAATTTTATGCTCAGTTGCTAACATAATATGCTGTACTTCTGTAACAACGTGCATATTAATGCCTTTATCTTGGTTCTTACGCGTGGTTGTGATACAGCGATCTTGATAGCGAGTAGTTAAAATAATTGCATTTGGTGTCAAGGCACATTCAACCGAATCCACCCCTAAAGCAAGCCCTAAGCGATCGGCAATTTGCACAATCAATGTACTTTCCGCACCATATTGCAATAATAATAAAGCGACTTGGGCACATACTCTGGTAATATCTTTTTGCCTATCATAAGGCATATCAACTAAGCTCGCCATGATTAACCCCATCATCATAAGAATGAAATTATCGTTGTTTTATCGCCGTTTCAATTTAAGATTTTAAACTGAAACAACGATATTATAGACAAGCCTATGGCAAAATAAAGAGATAACCCCATAAAACAAAAACCCCTGTTACCTAACAACAGGGGTCTCTTCAATTTAATA